CCCTGCTCGCCTGTAGCAGATGCCGCGCTCCGCCTGCCTGTAGCAGATGCCGCGCCCTGCTCGCCTGTAGCAGATGCCGCGCTCCGCCTGCCTGTAGCAGATGCCGCGCTCCGCCAGCCTGTAGCAGATGCCGCGCCCTGCTCGCCTGTAGCAGATGCCGTGCCCTGCTCGCCTGTAGCAGATGCCGCGCCCTGCCAGCCTGTAGCAGATGCCGCGCCCTGCCAGCCTGTAGCAGATGCCGTGCCCTGCCAGCCTGTAGCAGATGCCGCGCCCTGCTTGCCTGTAGCATGTTCGGAGTTTTCCGGGATGGCTTTCTCCATCGTGTACTCAACGGCAGCTTTTACAAGCCCAGCAATGCCGATTTCTGCTTTCACAGCAATCTTTCTGCCGCAGCGCTTGCTATCTTCGTTGCTTTTTTTATCGCACACATCATCCAAATCCACCTCACAGTAGCGACTCATGTCGCCGGGGGCGTAGTATCCAAATACATCCAGCGGGTACTCGCAGGCGTGGAAGCCTTTCTCGCACAGTTCGGCGGTGGGTTCCTCGTAGGTCTTGCCGATTTCGTACTGAAAATCACGGCATTTCAGGTCTTTGTCAAAGCCTTTATACATTTTCATGGCTGGATGCCTCCTTAAAATACAGTCCACACAGCAGATTCAGCGCCAGCAGGGCGGCGAGGGTGGCGGGGATGTTGAGAGAGCCAAGCGCAGCAAGCAGCAGCACCAAATCTGCGGTGATTGCAAGCTTGACGGCTGCGCGTTTCAGTGATAGAATACAGTTAGAGCTTTTTGCGATGCTCTGTTCGTTTTGCCGTCTCTGTGTGCCAGCACATGGGCGGCATTTTTTTGTTGCTGCTGCCATCATTCTTTGATTTCCTCCCATTCAAAGCGGCCTTTGCCGCTGTTTCGCCACTGCCCAAGCCCGCGCTTTGCGCCGTAGTCGAGGCATTCACGAACTATATCCTCAAGCTTGGGGTCAAGGCATTCGATTTCAAACTCTGCTGTTGCACCTGCGGGAACGCTCTCCGACTTTGCGATGCTGACGCGTTCGCCCATCGGGGTTTGCGCCCGCAGGGGGCGCTCGCAGAAATCAACCTTCATGCCGTGCAGGTCGTAGGGAATCTCGCGCGGGGTAACGAAAATCAAGCCATCGATAGCCTGTTTGTACGCCTTGATAGCTGCGCAAGCCTTGCCGCCTGCATAGCCAGCCTTGCCCGCTTTGGCAAGCATTTTGCAGCTGTCCTTGAACATACCCTTTACCTGATAGTCATACAGGAACGGCGTGCCGTCGGCAGTTTTGGGAAAGACGGTGACGCGGTCTTCGGCGTTCTGGGCCTTGATATTGTCCACTTCTTCGGCGGTGAGGTCGCCGGTGGGGGCCTTGCTGGCAATATAGGTTGCGAGAAGTTCTTCATTGCTGGGGGAAGAACCGAGAACTTCTTCCAATAGGGTGATTTTTACTTTCATGGTGGTTGTCTCCTTTTTTAATAAAATCGGTTGCTTTTCGGTGCCTTCGCGTTGAATCTCAATGCTATGCCTAGGCCAAGCACCGCCGTGCCATTCCATGCCATCGCGTCGCAATGCAATGCCTTCGCGTCGAATTGCAGCACCCTGCCTCTGCCTTTAGAAGCTGTTCTGAGCTATGCCAAAGCCAAGCTATACCTTGCTTTGCCGTTGCCAATCTTTGCCATGCCAATCCATTTCGTTGCTGGTCAAGGCCTACTGTGCATTGCCTTTGCCTTTCCATCGGTGCCAAGCCGCTGCCACGCCCCGCCGCGCAAAGCCATAGCTAAACAAGGATTGCACGGAGTTCTGCAAGCACGTTGTCGATGTGCTCTTCACGGGTAGGCATAGCGGCAGAAGATTTGCGAACGTTCGCCAACGGGTAATACGTTGCAAATTCGTCAAGCGTGATGCCCAGCGCGGCGCACGTTTTGCCAACCTCCGGCCAGCGCCAATCATTAGCGCCATTGATGCGGTTTGACATCTGCGTTTTGGACAATCCGCAAACATCTGCAAGGCGCTGCTTGTTGTAGCCCTTGCTTTTGATAAGAGCGGTAAAAGCAAGGTTTGTCATAATGGTTACTCCTTTCTTTCCGCGATCAGTTCACTTACAGCCGCCTCCATCTTCTTCTGAATGTCAGGCGGTTTGCGCTTGCTGTTCAGAATCAAACAGATATTTTTTAGTTTTCAGGAGGTCTGCCGACCTTAGCTACCGGAAACGGTTTTTTCAGATGTTCATCAAGGTAGTTGTAACCGCGTTTCGGGTTCGTGGAATCGTAATGTGTAATCCAGTAGTTTTCACGTTTCTGGCATTTCTCTGGCGGAACATCCTGTTCAATGATGTAAACCTCGAACGCATCTTCACCGTATTTGTTGTAGTCAGCCTGAAACCCAGATTTCTTGTAAGTGGTATTTAATCCGTCCGTCTTTCCCTTGCGTAACGCAAGAAAATGTTCGCGGATTCTCACATCCAGCCGATAAGTGCGCCCAATGTAAACTTTACCGTTTTCCTTGCATCGGATGGCGTAAATATCGCTGTTGTGGGTAATTGTCCATCCTGCCATATTCTCACAGCTTCCAAGAATCAATGATTTCATCAGCCAACTTGTTTACTCCGCGGTTCATCATGTACTTTGCAAAAGTAATGACAATGCGGGCGGTCAGGCAGACCCAGAACAGAACCCAGTAGGTAGTACCCATATTGAGCTGCTGACCAATCATGTAAAGAAAAATGTAGATAAGCATCGGTTATTCCTTTCTTTCTAGTTATCGGCTAGCAAGTAATCAATCGGCACGCCGAAATAGTCAGCTACTTTCTTTAGCGTCGTGATGCTGGGGCCGTAGGGAGATTTCTCCCACTTGCCAAGTGCGCCGTTTGAGATTCCGGCGCGTTCCTCAAGGATTGTGCGGGAAATATTGTTTTTTCGGCACAGCGCATCAATTTTCGAAATATTCACCTAGCAAAAGCTCCTTTCTAGTTGACTATTGCTAGAAAATATGCTACTATGAACTTGCGAGATTTATAACGGCATATTTTTAGCTAGTCCGCTGAAATTTAGGGGGCTTGGTTCTTTGTTGCCCTCTATGCTATCTATTATACTAGCATTTATGCTAGATGTAAATAGTTTTCTAGCATTTTCTAGCGAATTAGCAATATGCACAAAGAAACGGTGTGATTTGTGTGCGATACATAGAAAAAGCCAAGAAAATAGCAAAGAAAAAAGGAATTGCCTTCACGCATATTAGTACAGAGCTTGGGAAAAGTCGGGGCTATTTGTCTGAAATGCTAGCAAACGGGCGCGATTTGCCAGAGCACATGCTAGCCGATGTTGCCAGTTTGCTAGGAGTCACCGTTGCCGACTTGACCGGAGATTCCGAAAGCGAAAAAAAGCCCACCGCACAAAGCGATGGGCTTACAGAAAAACAGAAATATGCTATTGAATTAATAAAGTCAACGTCAGACGATGACCTCGACAAACTAATCGAGATGTTTAAAATCTGGACAGGGGAAAAATGATGAATACCAGAACATGTATCAAGCTGCTAAAAGAAGCGCAACGAAACGAGGGCATTGCCGCAACAGACAAAAACCGCGATTCCCTTATACAGCTTTGCCAGATGGGGCTTCTGGATTGCATGGGTGTTGCACCAAAAGGGGAAAGCAAAGGCAAGAAAGTCTACATCATTACCAATGACGGGTGCAAAAAGATTGATGCCTACGAAGCGGCTAAAACACAGTTATATACGAGAATTGCTGCCGTTTCAGGTGTAATAGCTGCCGTTGGTACTATTATAGGATTGTTTTTACATTAAATGCTTTATAGTATTGACTAAAGGAACAATAATCGTGATTGCAAGCGAGATTCCAAGGCAAAACCACGTTATGATTTGGTAAAGTACCATGTCGCGCTGGCGGCGCAGCTCGTCCCTTGTATCTTGCAGTTCCTGCTTTAATTTTTTGTTTTCTTCATATAGGTTTTCCGTCATGGTTTTCTCTCCTTTATATAATTTATGAAAGCGTCAAGCTGCTCTGCATTTAGTTTCATAAGTAAAGAAATTGCAAGCGCTTCCTTTTCTTTTCGTTCTTCTGTTTTTATTTTCGCATTACTTTTTGTAGTTGTCAATGGCTCTTTTTTCATCATGATTCCCCCAAACTAAATAAGGTTGTGATGCTCAATGAAATTTGGTGTACGAAAGCCTTCATTTAAAAAATCTATTAAGGCCAGAACAACAGGTCGCATAAACCGCGCTGTAAAACGTGCCGTAAATCCTCTTTACGGCAAAAAAGGTGTAGGCTTTGTAAAAGACCCATCTCGATCTATAAAAAATGCTGTATATCAAAGAACGACTTTTAGCGTTTTTGGTCATGGCGGTTCTTCTAAAAAAGCACCTTCTTCTTCAATCTCAAACATGGGTTTCGGGTGTGCGCCAGCAAAAAAAGAAAAAAAGCCGCAAAAGCATATTCAGATCAACTGGAATGCAGTGGGGATTGGAGCGCAATGGTTTTTTGCTGTTGTATTCCTATTTGCCGCATTTGGCGCTGGCAATATAATCGCTACCGTATTAGCAATTGCATCTGCCTTGATGCTGTGTCCGGCTTTCCCTATTAGAAAAAAGCTGAATACAATGGCGTGCGTTGCAATTTCAATTGCTTTAATAATGATTGCCACAAACTTATAATTGTATTTTACACAACTTACAGCTGTATTTCAACAATTTCACAAAAATACTCATTTGTCAAGTCTTTGCTGTCCTATATATCGGATTTTCAGCACTTGACAACAACTTTTTTGGTCGTTTCCGTCCATGATGGGACGGCGGCTTGTTTACTAGCCTTTCCATTTGTCTGCCCCCTTTGACCAAAATTGTACTGCATTCACAATATGTTTTTTGTCGGAGGATGTAAATAACCAAAAAAGAAACTACAATACACGACTGATTGTTGACATTTGCATCGGGTCTGTCGGGTTTATCCGATATTAAAAAAAGCCCCTGCCTGTGTTCGCACCACCGGCAAGGGCAAAGAGCCGTCAACATAAAAAGTTGACGGCATTATTATAACACACACACAAAGGAGCCGCAATATGAAAAGAACAAACACGGCGAAATGGATTGAAAGCGCCGGGCGTTGGCAAATCAACGTGCAGAAGGACGGAGTGCGCAAGACGTTTACCAGCGCCAAGCCGGGCCGCACAGGCCAGAGGGAAGCTAACAAAAAAGCGGATGAATGGCTTGACATAGGCGTAAAGACGGAACGCATTAAGGTTTCTGACGCATGGGAACAGTTGTTACAGCAGAAAAAACTTGTGTCTGATGCAGAATACAAAAACATGGCATCGTTCGGTCGCTCCCATTTGCTGCCGGCCATCGGGATAAAGTCGATAAAAGCCGTTACGGAACAGGATTTCCAAAAAATTATAGATTATGCTTTTCGCCATCCACAGGGGAACAGCAAAGATCCCTTATCCAAAAAGACATTACAGAACTATGCCAGCTACTGCAAGCAGTTTGTGAATTTTTGCCGAAAATCGAAATGGACAACGCTTGAGCTTGAGGAGTTACAGATTCCGGCAGCATCCAGAAAAAAAGGAAAGAACGTGCTGACAGTTGAAGCGCTGAACACGCTGTTAAAAGTAGATACGACCATCATGCGCGGAAAATCTGTGCATGATAAATACATAAATTATTATAGGTTCCAAGTGCTAACAGGCATGCGGCCCGGTGAAATGCGGGGGCTGCGATGGGAAGACATTGACGGGAATCTGTGCAGACTAAAGCAGGCTATCAATGCGCACGGTCAAATCACGCAGGGAAAAAACGAAAACGCATTGCGCACGGTAGTGCTATCTAGACGCGCAGTGGACGTGCTGGAAGCTCAGAAAGCAGTGACTGGAAAGCAGGCCTATATCTTTCCAATGGCATCCATGCACACCTATTACCACCGCTGGCAGCGCTATCAGCGCTCTAATGACATGCCGGAGCTGAGTCTTTACGAACTGCGCCACACGTTTGTGAGTATTGCGAAGGAGCTGCCGACTGGCGAATTAAAGCAGCTAGTCGGGCATAGCGAGGATATGGACACATACGGCACATACTCTCACTACATCGCAGGCGATGACGAACGGACAGCCAAAAACCTACAAGAAATCTTTGATAGATTGGTGGACTAAAAAGTACACACTAAAAGTACACACTTTTTTTCTTAAATGTATGAAATAATAGAAAAAGTATGTGACAAAGCAAAAAATATAGCAATATACCGCTATATTTTTAATCACTAAAAGCATTGTGTATAGTTCGAGTCCTGTCACCTCGACCACAACAAATGCCGTAGATTCGTTTAAATCTACGGCATTTTCTTTTTCAGGTACACATTTTAGTACACACTTACCTATTTTCTCTACAAGCTGTGTACCAAATCATTATACACATCCGGCCTCACTTCTTTCAGCGCATCCATAAACTCATCCAGCACACGCCACACTCGCCCGGTATCGGCCTTTTTTACAATCTCCAAAAATTCACTCATCCTGTAAACGCTCCAATTTCCGCATTACGCCATTATAAACTTTAGGGTTTGCTACATACAAGGCCGACATAAGCTCATCCAGCACGTTCAGCGCCGCTGTGGTGTCTACGTTTGACACAGCCCGTAAAAAGTCACTGCTGCCAACAGCAGCCCTTGTAGACGGCTCTGCCGCTTCGTAGTAGCGCACAGGCTCTTGCAGTTCTGCTTTCTGCGGGGGATGGGATGCATCTGCAAGCTGCTGATTTTTAACAACATACAATGCCGCCAAATTTTTAACTCTGGTCATGGTGAGTTCGCTGTTTTCGATTTCGGCTATAGCGCCGTCAATCTCTCGCACGTCAACCATAGCCCTTACACCTCACTTTAACCGTTTCGCATCGTGTCAATGCAGCGCTGGATGACTTCCCTGTCTTTGCTGTCAGCCCCGCGCAGAATATCTTCCATGCGGGAAATCAGTGAATCGCGCCCATCGTCCATGCTGTAGTGCCCGCGCACATAATGCGAACCGCGCCGCGCATAGCTGCTGCCGCGTCCATAATTGCCGCGCATGTTGGCGCTCCAATCGCCATCCCGGCTGTAATTCTCATCGCGGCTGTAACCGTCATCTTCCAGCATGACAATTTTGTCGATGTTTTTGATAGTGTCAGTCAGCTTGTGAACAGTTTCCAAGTCACCGGCAGACATTTCACCCTTCTTTCCGATTTCGTCCAGTTCTGCGCACAGCATGTCTTTTAAGTCATACAAAACTCTTTTACTCATGGTTTACTCCTTTCAGCTCACTCTCTCGACCACAAAGTTTGCGTTCGCAAACAAAACGGTTTGTGTGCTTGTATTTTCGGCGGCAACGGTCAGGCAGCAGCCGCGCGGGACTTCAACAAAAGACGTCACATAGATATTAAAGAAGTTTTCTACTGCTGCCGGTGTCACGGTTGCAGTCGCACTGTTCAGCGGTTCACCGTTGATGGCAAGCGCCGCCGTAATAGCTTCCACTGTGCCGCCTGTAGGGATAGCAATGTTTGCACCAAATCCCACTTTAAAGCGAGCTTTGCACTGGTTCGTAATGCCGCGCAGCGTAACAATACCGGCGCCCTCTCTGTGTACGACACAGCCCTTACCCGCTACTGCCGTTTCCGTCAGTGGCACGTTCTGGCCTGCTGCCACGCTAACGGTATTGGCGTTTGTAAATTCAGCCATAAAATCATTCCTTTCAAAAAAATAGTGGCGGGACGAT